GGTTTCAGGCCCAGGAAGTCGAAGATCAGGCGGTAGTTGTTACGGTCCACCAGGTAGAGACCCGTCGACTCCAGGATGCGGTAGAACCCGGAGTTGATCTGGTACGCCAGTTTGCGGGTGTTGGCCGCATCCTGGATCTCAATGGGCAGACCGGATGAGCGGATCGCCTGCGTCGGCAGCAGGATGGTCTTCAGGTCCTTGCGGTTGTAGCGATCCAACCACTGACCCATCCGTTTGGCCAGGTCCTTGTCTTCAATGGCCAGCAGCCATTCCTTCAAGGCCGTCTTGTTCACCAGGTCGGTGGTGACTTTGACACACGGGTACGGGGGTTCTACCGTTCGGCCGTACTTGGGTGCAAACACCTCCTGCCACAGGTCATGGTAGACCATGTTCTTGGAGTCCGGCTTGACGTTGGCTGACCGCAGGTAAGTGTACTCGCCCTTCTGGATCGACCGGATGGTCTCCAGTTCGCATTCGGCGATGTCCCGCAGGATCTTGCCGGCGTTAAGCTTACGACCAGCATCGATCTCATGCAGAATGAAGGTCATCAGGTCTTCGGTCCGCTGGAGGATGTGTTTCTGCGAGGTCGAGCCGCGCAGCTCCACCCCTTTGATCTCCATCTCCATCTTCGCGTAGACGTTGCCTTCCTGCACGGTCTTCGTGGTGAAGTAGTGCTTGGCGAGGTTGGTCAAGGCGAACTCGGCAAAGCCGAACTCGTTCTTCATCGCCAGGCGGAACATCATTGCCCGCTCGACCCCGACATTGGCCGACAACATGGCCAGGGCGTGGGCGATGCATTGGCAGACCATGTAGGTCGCCAGGTACCAGATCCGGTCTTCGATGTTCCCGCGTTTCAGATGGCCGCAGTACCACTGCACCCAGTGTTCGCAGGTGAAGATGGACGAGTCGGTGTCCGCCGCCAGGCAGACGCGACGTTGCACGTTCTTCAGGTTGGCCACGGTCGGCGGCAGGTGATGCGGAACGAACAGCACACCGATGATATCGGCGTACTTCTCCAGCATCATTTTGACCTTCTTCGCCGTTTTACCCAGAATCAGGTAGTTCTCCGGCTCGTTGGTCTTGATGTCCCGGATGTCCTTACCCTTGACGATGTCGGTACAGATCGAGTTCACGTACGCCCGGTCCGTGGCATCCAGCGAACTCAGCTCCGCATCCGGATCGACTTCGCCCACATCGGACAGGTCCAGGGCAATCAGGTCGGTTAGGATGTCCCGGACGATCCCTGGGTTGAGCTTGGCCAGGTGGTACATGTCGCCCGAATAACAGCAGATGGCTCGTTCGACGTCGGTCATCCCCTGGATCATCGACCGGATCGGACTGATCAGCGCGTCATTGGTGACGTCCCAATATTCCTCACCGCCGCGGATCACCATCCCCAGGGTGTCTTCCACCGACGGGTAGACCAGATTGTAGCGTTCGATGATCGGCAGGAACCGCTGACTCTTTTCGATAGTCAGCATGGCCAACAGGTTGGCCTTGGCAATGTCCGGGGTGTGGAAGTGCCGGGAGCCCGCCAGGAAACGCTCTACCGTGGCGTTACCGTAGCCGGCGGCGGCTCGACACAGGCTGGTCAGGCTGGAGTGGCCAGACGCCATGTACAGCGGGTTGGCAGGGCTGCCGTGCATCCCCGAGACCGAGTTGATGCGAATCTTGCGGGCGTTCTGGTCATAGTCCTTGAGGGCGGACTGTACCAGGTCACCGATGTTCTTCAAGCGCAGCATCTCTTTCTTGGACGCTTTACGCGCCGCGATGTTGTCTTCCTGCCATTCCGAGATGGGGGACTTCTCCACCTCGGGCCGTTCGTAGATCACCATGGACGGGGACAGGATGCGGCCACTGGAGATGGCGTCCTCCAGGTGACTCAGGAACGTGACCTCTTCCAGGACCCGTTCGCCCGGTCGTTTCTTGTTCAAGCGGGTCATGACCGGATCGCGCATGGGGAAGGCGCCATCCTTGCGGATATTCTTTAGTACGAACTGCACGCACTCGTCGTACGGCTTCTCCAGTTGTAACTGGAGGTACTTGGCGACTTGTTGGATGTAGCCTTTGGGGATATCGATATCCCGGCGGTAATCATCCACCGGCATCAGAAAAGGGGTCGACATGAGTACACTCCGACTAAGTCTCACGTATCCTTAGCACGCTGAGTACAAAATAAAGAGAACGAGGCATAC